GTAAGGGTTGCCCACAGTCCCATTGCAGGGCCACGGTGAGCAATAACAATGTTAATGTCTTCTACGTCGCCTTCTGGAATAGAGGCTTGGTAGTTTGGAGTCGAATTAATTAAATCCATAAAAAAGACGGGGGCAGCCCTAAGACTACCCCCATCAAGAATTACTTCACCGTTACACGGAAGCCGGGAGCCAGCTTGTTATCGCTAACAACCTGAGTCCAGTTCGTGGAAGTGGCGATCTGAGCGTCAGTCGGGTTGGTCGCAACCGCACCGAGGTTCCATGCGCTACCCTTCACGCGAAGGTTGAACGCATGTTCACCCTGAATACGCATGACCAAGTTTTCCAGACCAGTGACAGGCTGGCTGATGATCGTGCGCTCCTCAGATTCGGAAACCTCAACGGCTTCCTCGACCAGTCCCAGAATGTCATACGTGGTGCTGGTCGGTGAACCAAGCACAGTCGTAAGAATGCTGGGCGAGTCAATCACCACAGTCGGGCGGTTAAAGGTCGCCACGGTACCCTGATAGATAGTCACACCAGCGACTTCGAACACCTTGTCAGCAATTGCCTGCTTCATAAGGTCGAAGTACGGCTTGGAGTGCATCACCCAGCACACAACACGGCTGGCCGCATCGCCAAACAGCGCAAGGCCGTTGACCAGAGCGGTATGAGTCGCAGTCGGGGTGCCCTGACCAGTGTTATCGAACTGCAAAGCAGTACCAACACCAGTGATCGCAGCACGAACGGCAGACAGTGCGACGTTGATATAATCAACGGCAATTGCCTTACCAGTCTGCTGACCAAGCAACACACTGAACTCGCCGGGGTCTACAGCAATCTTCTTGAACGCGTCAAGAGTCTGTGCCACCGGGCCAATGCGACGGTTAACCTTGATACCAACCAGTTCGCCCTGAGTCAACTTATTGTCAGTTACACTGCCAACAGTAGTCGGGTCGCGCCGGGAGATCAGGTTAAGCGTAGATTTAATGAAGGATTCCTTCTCAAAATCACCCTTCACTGCGCGAGTTACCAAGCGCAGCGTATTAGCAGACGAAGCGTTGAACGCATCGCTGTACTGTTGCAGGGTTTCAACCACCCCACCCCAGAACTGCTCAGGATAAATCTTGAAATCGGTTTCTACACCAATAGCCATTTATTTCTCCGAAAAATAAAAAAAGCCGCACACTATGCGGCAGTAGTAATACGTATTAGTACTTTCCCTTGAATTACTTCAAAGGCAATTTTTCATACTTCTCAAGTCCGAACTTACCAATGTAGTCAGACTTATCTTTGGCGGTCTTAAGGTCAGCTTTCGATTTCACAACGCCAGTGCTGACGTTAGTGCTTTCCGAGCTACCTGCACCACCCTTAACATTCCCGTTCACCAGATACGGCCTCTGAGCAGCGAAGCCAGCATAGTACTCTTCAAGAGTCATGGGTTTAAGAGAGCTATTCTCTTTAATCTGCCCATTTTCCACAATCACAAACTGCTTACTATCGTCATCCCACTGAATGGTGTCTGCGGTCATCTTCATAACCACATCCAACTCGAAGAAGTTCTGCTTCTGGGCAGCCCTTGCGATGGCAACTTCCTTACGAACACGCAGCGTCTCAGCTTCGGCATCCTTACGGGACTTCTCGGCCTGTTCAGCGCGGAGACGTTCCTTTTCAGCCTTGGCTTTCTCGGCATCAATCAAAGCTTTGTACTGATCTTTGTCTTTGCCCTTATTCTTCTCAGCTTCCAGCCGCTCCGCTTCAAGTTCCTCTGCGGTTTTAGCCGGAGGCTTGTTAGCCTCTACCTGAGCCTTAAGTTCAGCCAGCTCTTTTTCATGCTTGGCTTTAATAGCTGCAAAACGCTGATCGAAAGTTTTGTTAATAAAAGACTGTTGGTCTTCGGTAAAACTAACTACCGGAGCCTCAACAATCGGCTTACCATCTGGGCCAATTTTCGGTTCCATACTAAAATTTAATCCCTCAAAAATTAAGACTGCACTGTGAGTTCAATGCAGAATGAATTTATCCTTTGTGTGAATTTACTTCTTTATTAATGTGTTGATGCATCGTAGCTGGGTGGTTTGCGTTCACCGCAGCTTGGTTGCTCAACTGGTCAGTCGTACACAGCATGTCTACGCCAGCCGAATCGCTGTCGTTATACTGTGGCGTCTGCTGATACCAAGTTTGTGCGTTCATTAGCTTTTCCCGTGATTAAACTTATGTGCATTCAGGGCAAACTGAATTTCACGCTCAAGCTTAACGTTATGCTCCGACTTAGCCTCTTCAAGTTTGTGTTGGAGTTCAGAAACAGGGATGTGATCTCCCTGTTTCACGCCAAGTTTTTTATGAAGAAGGCCTTTGTTGGAAGCCTTAATCTTTATTGCCATTAGTAGTTGCTGAGTTTCTTCGAAGGGTCGGCAAGATTCGAATTCAGACTCATAGCAGGTGTGTCAGCAGCAGCAAATGCCCTGCGGCCATCCTGTCCCTTGCCCCCGGTGCGAACATCGTTCGTCACGGTACGGCTAGGAGAAGGCTGAGTACGCTGGAGTCCGTCTCCCGCCTGACGCGGCTTAGCAATCATAGAACCCATGTGATTAATCCTTAATTTTTAGTAGATTCTGAGCGTAGCTCAGTTGAAGTGCTTGGTTTTCTAGCAGGTTTAACTCTAGCTGAGGGAGCCTTCTGTTTATGACTATTGCTCAGGTCTGTAGTCTTTCCCTTTTCATCTTGGAAAGCCAGCGAAGCATCAGGTGCCATAGCTGCTTTTCCAATAAGTGCTAGGCGCTGGATATCTTGCCACTCGGCAAAATCCATAGCGTCAATTTCAGCTTCTATCTGGTTCAGTTGCTCAACAGGAATCTTCCCGTCAAACTCATGCACCATGCGCTTAAGTTCCTGCTTAACGAAGGTTTCAGACGGCATCTGCAAGTCTTTGAACAGGCTAGTCATCTGAGAAAGGGCGTCACTGATGTTGGTCAGTTCGTACCGATCTTTGTACTTGATCTTCCCGTCCCAAGTCTTGTTCATGTACTTCATGGTCAATTCCATGAGCCTGTTTTCAGCCTTCTCTAGAACATCGGCCCGAGTAGCAATCTTGG